CGTTGTAATTGCGATCACAATAACGGCTTTCGTTGCGAAGCGTTCGTCAGCCTTGAAGAAGCGGCGCTTCGCCACCCGCTTCCCGCTCGAAGGTTTGTTTTTCATTGCGTCCCCTTTCATAGCGCAATTAACGCACGGTGCGCGTTGTGTAACGCATACCGTGCGTTGTGCGTGTGTTAAACAAGCGTTAGATCATCGACGTTCACCGCCGCGACAACCGTTCCGCCGTAGGTAATCACGGCGCGCTTTCCGGAAAGCTCTTTGACGATGTGATCGCGGGAATAGACGAAGGAAGCAAGGCTTCCGCCGGAATAGGTTTTCGCGCCCGCTTTCACGCGCACTTTGCTTCCCGTTGTGATCTTCCGCGCCGATGTCCCGCCGGACGTGCCGGAATAGGTAATGAAAGCGTCGTCGTGTCCCGCCTTCTTCAACTTCTCCAGCATAGCTTCCGCGTTCTTCTTGACGCTGAACGCGCCCACTTGAACCTTGTAATACTTGCCGATCTGCACGATGTACGTATCGAAGCCTTCCTTTTTCAGCTTCGCCGCGAACGCTGTTGCGTTGTCCTTCTTCTCAAACGCTCCAAGCTGTACGCGGTAAAGGTTCTTCGCGTCGCCCTGTGGCTTCTGCTCCGGCTTCTGATCCTCTGCCGGAACGCCCAGCCGCCTGTTTACCTCCGCCGCGATCTCGCCGTGTCGGTTATACAGATAATCGCCGGGGCAAGCCTTGTTCGCGTAATCCCTGTGAACGGTCATATTGCACCCGTTCTTGTGGTTTACGCGGTCGTCCTTGCTTGTACTCCATACCAGCTTTTTGATCCCGTTCCGGCGGCAAATATCTTCGACAAGATCAAGAAGCGCCGCGTATGCTTTATCATTCACGGCGTATGGGTGCTTTGTGTCGCTTGCAACCTCGATCGTGATTGCGCGGTTATCGTTCGCCGCCGAAGAACTGCACCACGAACGATCGGCTTCATCGACGTAAAGCCCGATCCGCCCGTCGTAGCCGATCCCGTAGTTTGAACTTGCCTGTCGCGAAGTCGGCTTGAAGATTTCGCCGATCCTCTCGGCGGAACATTGCCCGACGACGCAATGAATTGTGATCGTGTCGATCTTGTGATTTCGTGGGCTGTTCTTGTTCGGCGAAATCAGCGTACACGAAATAAGTTTGCTATTGCTCATTGCTGAACCCTCCTTTGCAATGAAGAAGCGGCGGGGAAGCCCCCGCCGCCGCTGGTGTTACTCTGCTTGATCCATTCGTTTTTCGATGTGGTCAAGCCGCTTGTGTGCCTGTTTCGCCGACGCTTCAACGTCGGTCAAGCGCGTTACGAACTCCGTATTCGTCTTTCGCTGTTCCTTCTGCTCCGCCTTGATTTCGTCCGTGTTCGCCTTGATGTATCCGATCTCGGTTAAAACGGTCGCGTCGTGCTTCACATTGCTTTCCTTGTCCTTGTCCCTGTTACGAACAAAAGCGATATAGCCGAACACGATAGCGCATACGGTAGAAAAGACGGAAAGAACCGTTGTGAAAGTGTCCATCGTTGATCCTCCTTCCCGTTAGGTTACTTTTTCCCATTGCCACAAGCCCGCCGTGTCCGGCGGATAAACGCAATTCGGCATATCTGCTTTTGCAAGGTATACCGCGCCTTTGTAGCTGTAATACAAGCCGGAAACGACATTAACGACGATCCCCGCCGTTTCCGGATACGGGATCGGATCGTCAAGCGTTCCGGTCGCGGAAAGCTCGATCAAGCGATAGTACGCGAAGGTGGTTTCAACGGGATAAGCCGCCGCGTTCGACGTGTGCGCCGCTTTGATCTCGTAATACCGCCCGTTGTGCTTGATGATTTCGCCGACGGTGTTGTAAGCGTGATTGTCGGCGTATTCGTCGTATTCGATCACTTCCGCCGATTGCAGGATCGCCGCGTCGGAAATGACGTTCGTTCCGGCGGCGCGATCCTGCACGATCTGCGCTTTGAAGGATAGGGCAAGCAAAGCGGCGGTTTGCTCTCCAACCGCTTTGACTTCCCGAACCTCTTTTTCAATTTCGGTGGAAGCTCCGCCGTTGCTCTTCTTGTGAATTACGCTCATTCAAAATTCCCCCCGATCCCCGATACCCAGCAAGCGGTCAGCGCGTCGCCGCGCTGGACGGTTACGCGGATATTCATTCCGTGTTGTGCCGCCGTGTTGATCTTGTTTGTGAAAACGTGTGCAACGCCTTGAATAACCGCGTTCGTGCAATCCTCCCAAACGGGGGACGCGTCAAACGGATTATTCGTAACTTCAACCTTGAACGTGCCGCCCGCCGGAATGTCGCGCGTTACCTTGACATTTGCGCGTGTCGGCTGGCTGTTGGCTTCCAGCGGCGCTGAAAGCGTGATAACGAAGCCCGCAATCGACTTCGTGAACGTCAGCGTCCGGACGGCGCTATTCCCCGCGCTGTCGGTCGCCGTAATCGTGATCGTGTGCTTTGCGTTCGTAAGCGCCGTGAAGGTGTTTCTGGAAACGGAAAGCGTCTGCGTCGCGCCCAGCGTGATCGCGTTCTTCGTCGCGATTGTCTTTCCGTCGATCTTTTCAACAACGTTCACCGTGTCGCCGTCCGGATCGGTTACGCTGTATTGATAGGTGAAATCGGCGCGCTTGATCCCAAGATCGGCATTACTGCCGGAAATCACGGGCGGCTGGTTATGGATTACGGCAATATCTCCGCTTGTGGTGTACGCGGAATAATTGCCGTAGCTGTCCTTTGCGCGGACGCGGTATTTTAACGTGTTCCACGCGGTCGATACCGCTTCCGTGAACGTCCTGCTTGCGGACGCTTGAACCTGTGTCCACGCGCCGCTGTTGTATGAGCGCTCGAAACAATAGGTCAGCGCGTCGCCGTCCGGATCGGTCGCCGCCGCGCAAGAAATGTTGATGTTCTGCCCGCTGTAACACGTCGCTGGCGCGGTAATGCTGGGCGGCGCGGAAGGCGCGGAATTGTAGATTACCGTATAATTTCCGTCGCTGTTCGGGCTGTCAGATACCAAGATAGAAGATTTAAGATTACAAAGCGGGCGAACGCCATAGATGCCGCTGTACGCGTTGCCGTCGTACAAAGAGCCGCCCGAAATGACGCTGCGGACGTTGTAGGCGCTCGACGAATTAGGCGTTCGAAGCCACCAATACCAGCCCTTTGACGCGCTGAAATTGCTGTTCGTGTACTCCGAATTGCTCACGCATTGCGCCGTAGGATAAGCGACGCGGGAAGCGTCGTTGCTGAATAGCGCAAGAAGCGTTCCTTCTGCGATATTGTTTTCATTCGCAAGCCCCACTTCGGTGGTGGACGGAAGGAACATTTTTGACGTTACCGTTTCATAGCTTCCGCCATCGGTAACGATATTTCTTGCGACGGTCTGCGTTGTTGTCAGAAGCTCCGCAACGAACTTCGGATCAAGCATAGCAAGGAAGCCCGCCCACGCGTCGTATTCGTTGTAATTGTTCCATACGTTCGCTTTTGTGGGCGGCGCGTCTGCGCTGTGCTTTGCGCTGTACCATGCGCCCGCCGCCGCGTTACTGTTCAGCCATTGCAGAATGTTTGAATATTGATAGCGGTTATTGCCGTATTGTTTCCGATCGCTGTTGCTGTTGCTTGCTTCCTTTGCGTCGAAGCACATTAACTGAATGATTTTTTCCGTAATCAGCGTTACGGAATTCGACGGGTAGCCGCTGTGGTTCTTGTCAGCGATCTTGAAAACGATCTTCGATCCGAAGCGCGATTGATACGCCGAAAGAACCGGAACTTCAATCTTCGCGCCCACCGTCAAACTGCCTAATGTTTTTGACATTGTGCCGCCTCCTTTGGTTTCATTAAGCTGTTGTAATAATGATCCGTCCGCCGGATCAAGTGATAACTGTTTCCCTTTTCGGCGTGTCCTCTCCAGCTTTGATAGGATTGTTCAACGGTCTTTGCGTCGATCCGTCCCGCCGCGTGAAGGGCGGCTAATTTCTTCAACTTCCGCTTCATATTGTTCTTGCTCCTGCGGCGCACCTTGCGGATCACCGCGCCGCTTTCGGTCAAGTATGTATGAAAGCCCAAGAAATCAACGCCGTGTTTCAAGGGAAAGATATTCGTTTTCGCATTCAGCGAAAGCCCGCGCGCCTGTACGAACGCTTCAATCTGCTTCCGGCACTCCTGCAAATATGCTTTGTCGTGATGGATCAAAAAGAAGTCGTCCATATAGCGCCCGTAATATTTGATACCCAGCTTTTCCTTTACGAAGTGATCCGGCCCGTCAAGGTAGAGAAGGGCGAAAAGCTGTGAAGTTTGATTGCCGATCGGTATTCCGACGTTGCCTTCGGTGCTGTCGATGATAAGATCGACAAGCCACAAAACGTCCGGATCGGTTATCTTCTCGCGGATTAAGGTTTTCAAAACGTCGTGCCGGATCGAATAGAAATACTTTGAAATATCGCCTTTCAGTATCCAGCCGTCAATTCCGTTCTTCCTGTAAAACCTCCGCATGAACTCTCGAAGCCTGTCTAACCCGTAATGCGTACCTTTCCCCACCTGCGACGCGTAGTTATCGCGAATGAACGATCGTGTCAAAATCGGTTCAAGCACGTTATCGCAAAGCGAATGTTGAACAACCTTGTCTTTGTAGCTGTTCGACATAACCACGCGGCGCTTCGGTTCGTATACCTCGAACGTGTTATACGGGGACATGGTATAGCGTTTCGTTCTGATCTGCGCGCTTAATAGGTTCAGCGCTTCAAGAAGATTAACTTCAAACTTTGCCGCCGCTCCTTTCCACCTCTTGCCTTGCCGCGCCTTTCGGTAGGCATTGTATAGGCTTTCAAAACTGTGTATCTTTTCAAAGTCTGTCATAATAAAAAATCCTCGCTGTTTATAACCTTTGCCAGCCGCCGGAAGGCGGTATGCTCCGGTATCGGCGATCCTGTATTCGTCCCCGCCGTGGATAGCGGCGACGGGATACACCTTCCTTTGATGGTGGTATTCTGCTTTCGGCTGTGCCTACTCGTTCACATAGTCCACCGAAGCGGGCGAACGCCATTGTTGCCGTTGTACGCGTTGTTGTTGTTCAAAGAGCCGTCCGAATTGACGTTGCGGACGTTGTTGGCGTTCGACGAATTAGGCGTATCAAGATGTACCCCGAACGTTTTTCAAGCTCTCGTTTTGTCCCGCTTCTTCCACGCGGTCGTCATGTACTTCACTTCAAGCGCAAGTTTTGACCAATATTCGCAACTGCTCATAGAAATAAAGCCCATTTCCTGCGAAAGCTCTATGAAAAATAGAAGCTCCTTGCAATAGGTCAGCGCCTTTGCTTGTAGCTTCTGCCGTTGTCTGTATTCCTGCGCGTCCCGAAGGTCTAATTCGTTCGCTTCAAGGACGCATTCGTAAATGTCCACCGCTTTATCCTGTATCCTGTTTACAAGCGTGAAGCGGTATTTCTTCGGGTAGCGCTCCGTCGAATTCGTGATCGTGAAGGTGTGCTTTACAAGGTCTTTCGCTTTCACAATCACGTTGAATTCCGTCGGTTCTTTCCGCTCCCGCTCCGGTCTTTGCATATATGCACCGTCCTTTCCGCATTCGCTCGATCATAGCGGTATCGTCGGCGCACCCGTCGAAATCGAAGCCCGCTTCGGTAACGGTCAGCGTTGCCGCGTTCCCTGTAACCGTTGTTCCTGTGATCTGTAATACCTCCGCGCCGCAAGCCGCGCATGGCGGGGAAAGCTCCGCGAAGATGTTTCCGATCACGCACGACAATTCCGCCGCCGTGCAAGCGTATCGCGTCAGCATTCGATCCTCTGCAAACTCTCGTTCCAAATGCCCGTAGACGTTACGCCGTCGAGATCATCGAAGAGGATCAAGAACGGATTTGTCGTAATGTCATTGAAAAGCACCGCTTCCAGCATATCCACGCGCGCGTCAAGCGCGTTCGTGATGTTCAGAAGATTTGTTGCCGCGTTATCGTCAAGGACGTTTTGCAAGCCGTTAAACCATGCGTTGAAGTCCGCCGCCGCCTGTGTTTCAAAATCCGCCATGTGTTGCTCGAACGCTTCGTACTGCGTGTTACCCTGCAATTTCAGCGAATTCATATACGAAACAAGCGTGTTGTACTCCGCCGCCGAAAGGGATTGATATTCAGCGAACCACGCTTGAAGCTGTGCGTTAAAAGCCGCCGTGTCGATCTGCTGAACGACTGCGGCAACAACGCCGCAAAGCGACGTGTTCAAGCGTTGATCCGTGATCTTGCTTTGCGTGATTGCTGTTACGCCCGCGCCCACGTAGATGTCCGCCAGCGCAAGCTCGTAAACGTCCGCGTCCCTCTGCAATGCGGGCGCGGTAGGGGACGCGCTGAACGAAGAAGATTTGACCTTCACCGACATAACGCGGTTTGTCAAATCCCAGCGGACGACAACGCGATCAATGCGGTTCAACTGTCCGTCCGCCGTGTCAAGCTCGACGGCAAGATTGCCCGTGTTGAAGTAGAAGTAACCGTTGATCCACGCTTTGCCCGTTTTAACGTTCAGCTTCATTCCGTCGTTTGCGACGACTTGAAGCCCCGTCGAAGGGACGGGGAAAACGCCGTTCCCGATGAACGAAGCGAAGTATTCCGCCCAATCCTCCGCCTTGTACGTGCGATCGTGCGAAACGCTGTTGAAGAAACTTGATTTTTCCATGCTGTGAAGCCCTCCTTTATTTCGTAATCTGCCGAATTTGTGTCAGAAGCGCGGGCAAGCTCTCGCCGAATGTAATATCTATTTCTTCGCCGCTGGTTTCGTAGGTTTCCGCGATCTCCGTTATGCGAACATCAATGCGGACGTTCCAGCGCTTATTGATACACGTTACCCGATCGCCCAAATCGTAGTCCGTGCCGTACTTCAAATTCGCGTTCGTGTTGATCTTCGATCCGAAAGCAAGCGTTTCCGCGTATTGCTCCAGCTCTTCAACTCCGCGCGCGGAAAGAAGCGCTAAATATTGCGCGTTGGTAAGCGTTACGGTCTGCCCGCTCTCGTTTTCGTATTCCTGCACGATGTCCGTTGCATTGATGAAAACTTCGTCGCGGGAAAGCCCCGTCGAACTGCCGCCGACTTCGGCAACCTTCCGCGTTACGCCTTCTTTTTCCTCTCCGCCGACGTAAGCCGTTGTTTTAAGGTTTTCAACGCTGTTCGTGTATTCCTGTTCCACGATGTTGTCGAACTCCTGCGAAAAGATACAAGGCGCGTTCCCTGCGGTATTGCCCGCCGTAAGATCGCGCCCTTCGTAAACGGAAAAGGTATGCTTGCCCGTGCGGGCATTTGTCAGAACCCGAATACCCAGCTTCGCCGCCTTCGCCGCCGTTTCCGCCGCAAGCTGGGCGTTCGCGTACTGCTCCGAAGTATAGTCGATCTGCCCGCTTCCGGTGTCTGCGTCGGTCGTGGATATGCTGAAATTCGGGATATTGCGCGCCGCTCCTGCGTTCGTGCAAGTCTGCTTCACAATGGCGTATAGAATGTTCTGTGTCGTGTCCTTCGTGATGATCTGCGTTGTCAAAATGCGCTTGCCGATCCACGAAAGAAGGAACTTGCCTTGAACCTCTATTTCCTCCATGCCCTGTGAATTCTTCGTGATGTGAATATAGCGGATTTCCGCCGCTTCGTTGCCGCCGCGCTTGATGATGATATTTTCCTTCACCAGCAAGCGGGCGTGTTCCTCCGTGAAGGGAACAAGCAACTTGAATTCGCCGCAACTCCAATAACGCCGCGTCCATATCAAGGACGAAATCTTTTCGACGATCCCTTGAAGTGTCATATCGCGGCTATAAACGTATAATTCCACCGCGCTACACCCCCAAATACAAGTTATTGTGATAGATCGAAACTTCGAGATTTTCGGCGTTCGCGTCCGCTGAATAACGGAAGAGATTGTCGCCCACGGCGATCTGCAAATACGAACTATCAACGTCGAGATAGCGGAACGCGTCTGTAATCGTGCCGCCACGGTTCAGCTTCACGGCTTTTTCACCGTAGCCCGTGGAAACGGTTAAAACGTCGCCCGCTACAAGCGAAATATTCAGCTTGATAAACTCCCGTGTATCGACGTTCAGCAATACGGGATTTGTAACCGCGCCGATCGCGCGGAACTCGATCCGGATACCGCTTTTCACGTCGCCGGAATTGTAGACGTTCACAATCAGCGATGGCTGGCGATAGCCGATTTCCCAGCCGTCGTAAAGCTCCAGCCCGTCCGGAACGGGGAATTCAAAGCCGCCGATCCACGTTGCTATGTCCTCGCGTGTTTCCGTTTCCTCTCTCCAAAACGGATTAAGGCAAGACAAGCTAACCGTGAATTGCTCGAAGATCGGCTTTCGCTTGAAGATCGGCGCGTCGTCGATCTTGCACCCGATCACCCGCCGGAAGTCGCCGAAAACATAC